TAATCCTTCGGTACTTTCACGTGCCGCGGGGCAGTTTTATGCACCTGCATTTTTCTGGCAAGGCCGCGTCATCAGCGGAAATTCTACGACTGGAACTGCAAGTATCATCGTGACTGGTTCTACGGGTGGACAAGGTGGTTTGCAGCTCGCTGATGGCACGACGATCTCGCTTCAGACGGTGTTCAACACGCTGACGCCGATCATCGTCGATTGGGGGCAAGGCTCGCAAGAGACTGTCACGCCGACAGCGACGGCCGTCGGTAGTTGTCCTGCGGGTAATCTTGGCATCGGCGGCGCTGTGCAGTGCGTGACGATCACGGGCACTTTTGTCAACACGCATGGGCAATCTGCCGTCGTGATCGATGGTTCTTTTGGTCTTCAAACGGCCATCAACTATGCCGGTTCGCTCGGTAGCTCTAGCCCTGCGAGTGGCTCGACACGGCTTGGTGGCGGAGGCATCGTGACTATCGACGCGGCGTGGTCTCAGATGGGTGGGACAGATGCCATGATTACGGCTGCAGTTCCTTATGCGAACGTGGCGATAGCAGATAATCGTTCGGGCGTCATGCGGGATTGGAATGGTACTCCGACAGGAGCAGCTCTCGCCGTACCGACGACGCTGACAGCTCAAGCCGCTTGCGACTCTACCCACCAATTTTGCTCCGACGCGAACGTTACAAGCACATTCACGAGCGGCACTATCTTCGGCGCTGTCGCCTACGTCGATTGCTTCGGAAACGAAGGTCCGCCGTCGCTTACGGCAAGCTTTACGTCGGTAGTCTCAAAAGCCATCGACATCGCTTCACCCGCTGCTTCTGCGGGGGCTTGCGGCTGGATACCTTATCTTTCCTTGGTGGGTGGTACTTATGCGCAGGCTTATCAAGTGCCGATAACTTCTGCAGTCTGCACGCTTTCAACCTTGACCCCGATCCCTTCTTGCGCGCTAGTGAACACGACTTACAGTTCTTCTTCTTCGGTCTTGGGCAAAAACTCTGTGGGTCAGGTGTTTAACGGCGGGGCACAGATTACGGCTCCAGTCTTAAACACGAGTCAGCACTTCGTGCAGCTAGGTTCGACGGCGATGACCGCCGCATCGCTGACACCTATCTCTAACTCGAGCGTGACGTATTCCTACGCACCGTCGAATCGCACGGGGGCTTGCGCGATCTCCTCAGCGAATGTCGTAAACTACGCTGCTTCCGGTTCGTCGGCGACGACGATTCCGAACGCGATAGCGACGTGGACGATCCCCGCCGGATGCTTCAACTTCATCGGTGCAGAATTTCGAGTGAGTGGTAAGTTCACCTTCACAGATGGTGGAGACACGAGCACTGAAGTGCGCGTCGCTTGGGACGCAGCTCTCAGCAACGCGACGACAGTGCCAACAACTCTGTGCTCGATGGTTGATACTGCGACAGGTACGGCCGCAGCCTATAACGGCACTTACTATTGCTCTGTCAAGACGGCGACGACCGGAGCGACGGGAACCGCTCTTGTCGATGGATACGCAAATCTTAAGCTAGCTGCGGGAGCGACTACGCTTGTGCGAGACACGACCGACGTGGCTGTAGCTCCTTCTGCTGCGACGGTGAATTGGACCGTCCCTGCGCGTGTCGTCGTCTACTTCATCGGTACGGGAGCGACGAACAACCCAGGAGCTAAGGGACTTGCAGCGAAGTTCGAAGTGCTGAACTAGATGCCTGCATCGGAGATAATGCGAGACTATCGGGCAGGAACGCTGCATAGCGGTCGTGGCGGCCCGGTGGTCAAGAGCGAGTCGCAAGCGCGTGCGATTCAACTCAGCTATTTGCGTAAGGAAGGGCACCGTATCCCGAAGAAACCGCACGTAGGAGTGAGAAAGAAGAAAAGCTGATGGACGAAGAGCTCGACAAGCCGGTTGATGAAGCGGAAGATGAAGCCGCTGCAGACGAGGGCGTTCACGACGACGAGGATGAGGTAGGAGCAGGTGATCCTCTCGAAAATGAGCCTGAGCTTCAGAAGTGTCTCATCGATCTGTATGGCGATTGCAAAGGCGAAGACAGATACGCTCGGCTTGTCGAGGTCAAGGATGTAAAACAAGAGGAATTTTACTGGGGCGGACGACAGTACATCTGGTGGAGTTCGCAGGACGAGCGCTGGAATCTGCCCACGCAGCAAGCCGCCACTTGGTCAGACGTCAACGTGGACGATATGCCCCGCTTTGAGTTTGTCACGAACATCTACCAAGCTCGTGGGCTCATGATGATCGCTAACGTGGCGGGTGCACCGCCCCGAGTGCGCTTCTTCCCTGAAGACGCTGACGATGAGCACGACATCGAGACGGCTGAAGGGCGCACTCGCTTGACCAAATTGATTGAGCGGTGGAATCCGCCACAGCTGATGCTGCAAGAAGAGTGTTACCACGCATGGACAGGGGGCGTCATTTGCTACTGGTCACGCTACGTGGCGGACGGCGATAAGTATGGCATGGATTCGGTGCAGCTGTTGGGACAGGGGGCAGAGGAGGTCGAGGAAACTATCCTCTGCCCTGAGTGTGGGTGGTCAGCGCCCGCAAACATGGCAGAACCACCCGTACCCTGTCCAAATTGTAGCCACCCTTTGACCGAGGATGACATCACTGAGGAAGCTGCAATCCCTGTACCTGAGGAAGGTGAGTATCAGGACATTCCGCGCGGTCGACAGATCATCTCGATCTATGGAGCGTTAAACATCTGCCGGCCGCAGCACGCGAACCATCAAAGTGACTTTCATTATTTCGGACTTGAGGAAGAGGTGCACGCTTCGAAGTTAAAGGCCGCTTTTCCGGAACAGGCGGATAAGATTAAGGCGGGCTTGAACCAGGGCGCTGACGACGTGTTCGAGCGAAACGCGCGCTTGTCAGTTGCGGAGAACACGAAGCTATTGACCCAGACGGGCGCGAACCAAGCGAATCTTTGCACCTTCGTGCGAGCGTGGTTTCGGCCGACCGCATTTTGGTCGGTGAAGAATAAGGATCATCGAGAACGGCTGATCGAGCTGTTTCCTCGTGGCGTGCGGGTCGAGTTCACTGGTGACGTGTACTGCAAGAGTGAGGCCCAGTCGATGGACGACGCTCTCGTGGTGACACATGCGATGCCGGGACGTGGGCAGCATCGTCCGTCTTGTGGACAGAGCATGGTCTCAATTCAAGATCGCGTCAACACGTTCTCAAACATCGCTGCAGAAACTTACGAGTATGGCATACCGATCACTTATCGGGCCATCGACACGTTCTCTGCAGAGGCGGATGACGAGCAGCGTGCCGCACCTGGGCTAGAGATTGAAGTCGCGCTTGCAAAGGGAGACTCTATCCAGAACCGTATCATGCAGGTACGTGCAGACACCGTGTCTCCTGACATGGCGCAACACTCCAACGATCTGATCGGTCCGATCTCTGATCTGATCGCAGGCACTTATCCTGCGCTTACGGGTGCGGGAGCGGGTGGTGCTCCTGGACAGGGTGCTCCTGACACTTTGGGACAGCAGGTCATGCAGAGAGACCAAGCGATGGGGCGGCAGGGTATCTATTACGTTAACCTGAAGCAGGCCCACGCAGACGTGATGACGATCTCGTGCCGTTCGCTTGAAGCGCACTCTGATGGCGAGTTGAAGATTCCTGTGCTTGGCGCTTCGGGAGACTTTGAGTCGGAGACGGTGGATGTTTCGGCGCTTGAAGGTGAAGCTGAGGCTTATCCTGAGGGAGATGAGCATTTTCCATACTTGTGGAATGAACAGCGCGCCACGATGCTGAACATCATGGACTCTCCGTTTGGCGCAGAGCTTGTCAAGGATCCTGAAAACGCAGAGCTGTTTGGACGCATGACTGGTATCGCAGATTTGAAGATTCCTGGCATGGCGGCGCGCCGGAAGCAGCTCAAGGAGATCGCAGAGCTGATCAAGATACCCCACGGTGACGAGCTTCTTGCCGGCATCGGGCCGAACGTCGAGGTCGATGATGAAGATTTCCACGACGTAGAATCTACAACGTGCAAGTGGTGGTTGAACAGCGAGAAGGGCCAACGGGTGAAGCGAGACAATCCGATGGGTTGGCTGGCTGTCAAAGAGCACAAGAAACAGCACGATGCAAAGATACCAAAACCTGAGCCGCCCACGAAACCGCTCTCGGAGTCGCTGAACATGCAGTTCAAGGACATGCCGCCGGAGGCACAGGCGCAGATCCTCGCAAAGTTCGGCATCAACTTGACCCCGCAGGATTTTATGGCTGCGCTTGCGCTCAAGCAGGCTGAAAAAGCTCCTAAAGCCGCACCGGGTGCGCCACGCCCGGCCGCTCCGCCTAAGGGCGAGACGGCAAACCTGGCAGTAGGCGGCGTGTGAGGATGACATGGACGAAGAAACACTTGAACTAGGTACTGAAGTTGAGGAGACTGAAGTCGAAGAGACCGAGGTACAAGAAACTGAGGTCGAAGAGACAGAAGTCCAGGAGACTGAGACTGAAGAAAGGCAAGAGACTGAAGAAGGTAAGGAAAAAGAGGAATCAGAAAAGGTCGAAGAGACCGAGAGGGAAGAGCCCGAACTTAAAGAGTTTCATGGCATGGCGTCGGCCCGTATCCGCGGACTGATCAAAGCACATCCCGACCTAGGGCAAGTCTTCAAAAAATATCCTGCGCTGCAAGCGACAGTCGAAAAGGTGTTTCGTCGTGAGTCAGCGCTAAGCGAAGCTTTTCCGACGATCTCTGAAGCGCGGGCGATGCGCGAACAGTTTCCCAACGGTCAGGCGGACGTACAAGAACTTCTCAACGATGCGAAGGAAGTTGAAGAGCTTGACACTAACTTTGATTCGCCAGGTGAAGATGGTACATACCCAGGCCATCGCGAGATCATCAAGAACTTCTTTGACCGCGATAAGAAAGCGGCCGTCGCGCTGATGAAGACGCTGCCCAAGGAGTGGGTACAGCTCGATCGAGAAAGCTATAACGAGGTGATGGGGCAGGTAGTCGCTGCAACTTTTGCCTCGAGAAACATTCCAGACGTTCTCGCTGATATGATCGACATGGCGAAGGAAGTCGAAGCGCCTGAGCTTGAAAAAAGCTTGACAAAGCTGTTGCAGTGGGTCAACGGGTACTTCGCGGAGAAGCCTAAGCCAACTGAAGAAGAGCTTCGGCTACAGCGTGATCGGGCGGCCTTTGACCGTGATCGGCAAAAGACAAGCAAGGAAGATCAAGTACGATTCAATCGCGAGTTTCAGACGACGAATTTGCGTTTGCAGCGAGACATCATCAAGAACCATGTGGCCATCCAGCGGTTGATGAACGTAAAGTCAATCTCTGAGGATAAGAAGACCGACATCATCGAGAAGATTCGATCAGAAATGGAGAAGTTTTTGGGGAAGAGCCCGTCGTTTATGCGGAAGCTTCGACCCGCGTTCGACAAAAAGAACTTGCAGGAAACGACCTCGATACAAAAGGCGGCGTGGACACAACCTTGGCTGCTGAATAAGATGGTTCGCACCGTGCTGTACAAGGAAGTTCCTCAACTTGTCTCAAGCAATCGGGAGGCCGCTGCTCGCCGCGCCGGGGCGACTCGGACTGTTATCCCGGCTAAAAAGCCCGGCGTCAAGACCCAAACTCCCAAGGGTCCACACCAGGTGGGAGGTCGATGGTACAAAGGTGACGGTACGCCGTTCACCACGCAAGAGATACTTGCGGGTAAGCACGAGAAAGCTTCATAAAGGAGAACTACAATCGCACCTCCATCGAATATCCAAAGTATCGCGTTACAGCTTGAAAAAGTACGCAAGCGCGTGCCGACGGCTTACGAGCAAGAGCACGTCTTGTTAGACATGATCGACAAGCGAGGAGACGTGATAGACGCCTCGACTCGCAACATCCGCTTGCCGTTACTTGTGCGGCCTGGAGGCAAGGGTTCACAGGGCACGGCGGACTTCGACGACATGGGTCGTGGTTCTGGGTCAACCTGGGACGTGGGCACCTTGTCAACTCTGCAGTTCCGTTGGGCTTTTGAAGTGTCAAAGCTTGCGGAATATGCGACGAAGGGAAATGACAAGGCGGTCGAGGACGTGGCGGTCCGCGAAGTGGCGGAAGCCATGAAGATGTTCAAGCGGTTCCTCGACGTGGTGTACCAGACGAATGGTACTGGCCAGCTTGACACGATCAGCGCGATCAGCGGTACTATCTTAACCGTCGCTAACCCGAACAGCTTTTACTTTAACCAAGACGTGCAGATCTATCCGACGGGACTTGCTTCTGCGTCTCGCGGACTTGCGACGGTGACGCAGGTCGACCCACTCTTGAAGACGATCACCCTCAACGCGCTTCCACCAGGTACCATCGTGGGAGACGCTATCGTTATCAACATCTCGCAAGGCGCAGGTGGCGCGAATCCCATTTCGCTTGAAGGCCTGCTCTATAACCACGTTGATTCCGCTTCAGGCAGCTGGAACAACATCGCTCGTTCTACCTATCCTGAAGTGTTGAAGACCCCGCACGTCGCGGCGGGTGGCGCGACGATCACTCCTGCGCTTCGTCGTCTCGGTGAGAACAAGCTGCGCCGCGTACTGGGCGTAGATTTTGATGAACCGATGGTCGCGTTTATGAACGTAGACCAAGAAGCTGCGTGGGAAAACGTGGGGATTGCGGTCGCTACGATCATCCAGAATCAGCTGGGTGGTAGCAATTCAGAAGACATGTTGAAGCGTCGGCCGCCGAAGACATTTGGCGGGATTCCGATCAAGACAAGCATCCATGCGACTATCCAGCGCATCGACGTGATCTGTCTGAAGCACTGGGGACGCGGTGTCACGAAAGAGGTAGACCTGTTCGAAGAGGGCGGTCAGACTGTGTTTCAACTGTATGGGCAGTCGGGCGGCCTCTTGGCTGGGTATATCTCGTACTTTGAT